AGGAATTACATCGCCGCTTCTTCTGATCCGAATGCGGGCTCCAACGCCGAGACGCTTCTCTACGAGCAACTTGGCATTATGTCCACTGATAAACTCAATACGCACATCCTTGACCTGAACAGGCTCAATCTGGATACGAGGAATGATGTAGCCCTGGTAACTAGGCGCCCAGAGAATCTGCTTTACCACTGTATCTGCACACTGATCGGAGATAACCATCTTGAATGCTACACAGTCCTTCGGCAAACTAGAGGTAGTTCCCAGACTCTGCCACTGAGGGACGCAGTCTATGCCGACGACAATACCATCGGTTGCGTATTTGCTCTCCTGGCGGCGCTTCCGAAACAAGGCTTCGAGTGTAGAATCTGTAAGATCCCGGCTGGGAATGGCGGCGCGCCAAGGAATTTCAAACCCGTGAATTTCGAGAAAGTTAAACTGGGCAAGGCGGTTCAGTCCAGCCGGTTCAAGAACTTCATAGGCGACAAAGTGGAGTTTCTTTGCATCTGCAGGACTCGGGGAACTGTGGTGAAGAACTCCATTGACCCACGCCCTTGTCTCGCCCTGTGTAATAATCTCACCACGAACCACACAACGAACAGTATTTACAAGACCCTGAATATGCTTAACGTAGTTCTTAATCTCTACACCGTCCTCACCATCGCCGCGTAAGTAGAGACTTCCAGTGCCGGAAGTCCAGAGAGCACTTAGACCATCGAGCTTATCGCTCGCTACAAACGTTGTGGCTCTTCCAGCAAACTTCTCAACCGTTCCGGTTCCGGGCTTAATCTTTTGGAGAGATGGCATGCAGAAGGGGAGACGAACCGTAGAGCCACGAGGGGTGGCACCGACAGATGTCAAGAACGGATGAGTAGGGCACATTGCCTCCAACTTATCACGCAACTCGTCGTACTCCTCATCGGTCATAAGCTCTTCGCAGTATGCCCAAAGATCGCCATCCTGGTGGAGACGCCAGATTTTACCGTTGATGGTAGAAGTCGCCTTTGAAAGAACATCATCCCACGTTTCCCAATACCAATCATGGTCTGGACCAGCGCAGAGGACTTCTTTGTCTCCTTGGGTCACGTTATCCATGTCCTGGATATGCATAGCAAAATCGCGGGGAATGTAGATGCCACGATTATCGGAAAGCAAAAGCTCTATACCAGACATTAGCGCACTCCATTTTTGAAGGAAACGTAACTATGGACACCGAACGCTATAGCAACGCCTATGCTAAACACGATCATCGGACCAAACACGACGAAGCAATCATAAGTGGACATTTTCAATCTCCTCATCAACCTTAAGACCATTCTACCACGTAATTCGAATTAAGGCAACAGAAAAGTTAGCTAGACCATAAAATATTTTACAGTCTAGCTATTCATTGTCAAGCTTCAGCAGGTTCTTCAACTTCAAGCTCGGACTTGGCAATATTCTCCCAAGCCGCGATCAAGTTTTCATAATTAATCGAAAAGGGAAGGTTAAGGTCAGGTAAAGTTTTAAGAAACTCAACCTTGTCTTTAGCGGAAGGAAGGTTTTTAAAAGTTTCAAAGATATAGCCAAGGTCAAGCATTTTTCACCCCAAGAACTGTTTCAACTTTCCCATTATAGCCCACATTCAATAATAAAGCAACAATTATCTTTGGACCTGGATACTTTCTGATTCGTCGTCTTCAACTTGACTGTCGACAATCAAATACTCAGCTTCAGAGTCAAATTCAGCGTATGCTTCCAAAATTCTTCGTGTTTCATTGAGACGCTTAATGCAGCTCTCTAAAGTTTTTTGACAGGCGGCATCATTATTGCCTTCCTGCAAATCCAACAATACCGCGTCTAAGTTAGAATCGACTGCATAATCAATATGATATTTCTTTCCGCTAGGGGTTCTTGCAGTACCTAATGGAGGAAACAACAATTTAATAATTTGTACAAGTCGCTCATCTTCTGGTGTAAACTTTTTCTTTTTCCAAAAAAACATAATATATCTCCATCAATTAGTTCTTTTTACGACCAATATTGTATTTTGTTACCAATTCCCACTCACCCTTTTCTTTGTGGGTAAGTATCTTTATTTGACTCATTGGAGTTTTTGGTTCTTCAGTTGTTTTCTCGTCAACTACTTTAATCAAACCCCAATCTTGTAAAAGGATTGCAATAGTATTGCGTCGACCTTTATCTTCTTCAGAGAAATTAGAAGGCTTGCCATCTAAAGCAAAAAGCTCTTTGAAATGTACAATATAATATTTACTCTGTTTATGGAGGATGTGACAAGACTGATATAGCTTTTTATCTTTACGAGAAGCTACACCAATACGCGTCAAAGTTTCTTTGATTTTTAAAAAGTCTTCTTGCTCAGCAATTTTGACCTCTATTAATGAATCTAATATTACAGACATAAATTACCTCATTCATTTTTTTATTGTTTTTCATATACATAATATACTACTCGCCTCGATATAGCCTTTGCTTTATATAAGACAATTGCTCTTTATTTAGGTTCTTGGAGGCTTCAACAGCTTTGAGGTAACTATAGCCATAATATTCCATTATCATACTTATTGATTCGTTTTTATCTTTCTTTCCCCACTTAGATTTGTTCTTATTGAGATTTTTTCTAATTCCATAAAAGAAAAAATCAAATTGCAGTCTAACATCAAGATTTGGATTAAGATTCATAATTTGTGCATAAGACAAAGAATCTCTGTTGTACGAGAGAGCTCTGTTCACTACAAACATTGATTTAGGAAGATCGCTATCTTCAATATATTTTTTCGAAGAGCGAGCAGCGTCAGCTATCTCAAACGGCGTCATATGAATTCTATTTCAATGGCAACTTCCGCCAAAAAAGATGCAAAGTTGATTTCATGATCGGCGACAAATGCTGCCTGATATTGGTACTGTGCAATAAGCATTACTAGTTTAGGAACCGATTCTTTTTTGACAATAGAGGCGGCATCATCATAAAATTTACGAAACATCGTAGATGTATCTGAACTGATATTTTGCCCAACCCACTTACGCATTTCAGTAAAGTTTTTTTGTCGAACAAAATCGAGCAATATATGAAAAGCTGAATCGTCCAAATCAATAAGAATGCCACTATCTATTTTGCCAGTTGCTGCATAACGCTGAAGCTCGTTGAGAACTCGACGCCAATCAGGAAAGTGTTTTGTGATAACTGCTGCTACAGCAGCACGATCATAATCAACTGACTCTGTTTGTAGAATAATTTGTATTCTTTTAAGAAATTCTGAAGCAAGTTTCGCAATATCTTTCTTTGTAATTTTAAATTCAATAACTGAGCAACGCGAATGCAAAGGTTCGATAATTCTATTTTTGAAATTACAAGTAAGAATAAATCCACAATTTTTTGAAAACTCTTCCATAAAGTTTCGAAGAGCTGGTTGTGTAGCGTTAGACAAATAATCGGCTTCATCAAGAATTACATATTTCCTGCCACCAGTGAATGATACTGTAGAAGCAAAGTTTTGTATTTCGTGTCGAAGAGTATCAATACCACCATTCATCGAGCCATTGATAATGATATAATCACAACCAAGTTCTTCAAGCATAGCCTTTGCTACTGTTGTTTTACCAACACCAGCACTACCAGATAAAATCAAATTGGGAATATTATTTTGATCAATGAACTGCTGAAATACAGTTTTCAGATCAGCAGGAAGAATTGTTTCAGCGACAGTTTTAGGACGATACTTTTCGACCCACAAGAATTGCTCAAGCACCATATCAAAATCTCCATAACAAAAAAGTGGGAGGAACTATAATAGCCCCTCCCCAGTCAAAAGTCAACTAGAACGTTGAGTTCTGTTCGACAGCAATCCAATACTCTGCGTCAGCACCCTTAAAGTAAGATATACCCTTTGATGAAACAGAAACATCGTAATCGCCAGGGATAAGCTTAATGTTTTCTGCCTTGAAGATAGCACGGAATGTCCTACTAGTTGTGCCGACCTGTTCAGTATGATACTCGCTATTAAGATTTTTAGAATCAATTGCGCTGACAAAAAGCTTTTCACCATCGCCAACAATAGCAATTTCAGGCAATCCAAGAGTTCCAAGCATCTTCAAAATATTATTGAGCGCATTGCTTGAAATTTTAAATTCTGCATCAACACTAGGCAAAGTAATATCACGATTGGGTGGTGTCTTGATAGTTGCTTCGTCTGCGTATGCAAGTGTTGTAGAACTACCATTACCATTACTGATTACAAGATTTGTATCATGAAGTTCAATTTCAGGATTATCATAAAAAGATAAAGTGCTAAGCAACTTACCAAGATTATAGATAGCAAACTTCTTGTTGATAAGTGTATCAATATTAGCCTT